TTGAATTGGATCTGTTGAAGGCATCTTGCTAAAATCTTCGAACATATTTATTACAGAACTAAATCCTTCTTTACTTTTTTGCTCTAATGCAAGTATTTTAGATTTCAATTCTGCATTCTGATTAGAAAGAGATTCAATTTGTGATTTAAAAGAAGCAGACATTTCTTCTACCTTCTTATCAATCATCTTACTCATTTCTTCTTCGGGCATTGCATCTTCTTTTGGTGCAGCAATTTCTAAGATTACACCTGCATCGTTAAGTTCTATTACAGAACCATCTGCAAGTGTATGTTCTCCCATTGGTGCAAAACTTCCATCTTCTAATGTTACAACTCCACCAACTGCTAATTCGCTAACACTAACTTTAGTACCATCAAGTAAAGTGTATTCTTCCATTTTTACTTTGGCTTCTTCTGGAACATCTTGTGAAGGCATATCTTCAAATAATGCTCTGATTTTTAAAATTGCATCTTTTGCGTTCATAATAGTAAATGTTTAATTGTTTATTTATTTATCACTTAAAAATTTATTTACCTCGAGATATTCTGTATAAATTCATAACATCATCATCATATTTTATCCCATGTTGCATACCTGCATAAGTTTCTGCCACAAATTCACTTGGATTTGTTTTTGCATATTTGCTTACTTTTTCTGCAATTTTACTTTGGTAATCTTTATTTAACCAAGTTTGTGATAAGTTTTTATGTTTTAAATGGGACATTTCGTGATTTATAACGTGCAATGGATTTGGACTTGACTTAAATCCACTTTCAAATGCTTTTTTTTGATTTCCTATTGGGTCTTTCCAATAATCACTATTTTTATTAATAAATATTGAATTGCTTGAACTACTTCCCATTGCAATAATATTTTTATTTTTTATATCTGATTTAACAATACTCATATTATTTTTTTTCCCATACTCTATTGTCAAATCAATATTTTTGTTTCTATCTGTACCATAATTAATTTCACTTTCACCACTCCCTTTAGGTCTTCCACAATTATCACCACTACATCCACTTCCTTCTCCGCCAAGATTAACTTGACTTAATATTTTATATATCTCTGACATTAACTTTTCCTCTTTGCTTTCCTTTCTCGTGTATTCAAATATTCCTTCTACTGAAAATCCTTTTATTTCTCCACTTTTTACCATCTCCCAAACATTATCATCATCTACTTTGAAAGAACCAAACCAAGAACCATCTGGAGTATCCTCAAAACCTTTCATTGGAAGAATCCCTCTATCTTTATCTGATATAAAACTTTCAAACATAGTAACATTGCTAACTTTATCTTTAGCGTTATGTTGCAGGTTTACATTAGATTGAAAACCTTTCTTAAAAAACTTTTGTACAATCTTGAAAATAGTATCCTTAGTAAAGACCACATAATACTCACCATTAGTAGCATCATTCCGATAAATAGGAGTATCAGCCAACATGATTGCACCAGATATAATACGTTTTTCTTCATTCTGGACAACAAAGTTTTGTTTATCAATTTGTCTAAGTTTTTTCTCTGCCCAATTAATCATAGCATCTCCTCCCCAAGCATCCCACATAAGACCACCACAACCTTCATCATAGGGAACATCTTTATTTTGTTGATGCCTTCTAAACCCACTAATTCTGGCTATCGTTTCTCTTGTGATATTTTCACCATTAGCAATCTGATTTGCTCTGATTTTTCCTGTTGCTTCTCCACAAGAACCCCATCCGTTCTTTTCTGCATATTCTACTGCTCTCTTTGCATTGTTCTTTGCTGCTTCTGGATAATCATTGTAAGAATCTTCAGCAAATTTGTTAAATATCCTCTGTATGGCAGGTCTATCTACGAATGATACCATAGAAACTTCTGCATCATCGTTTAAATCTTCGTTTATTATTAGTTCATATACTGGATAATCCATATAGATAAATGTCTTATTTAAAAATTATTATCAGTTAAACCTTGCTCTTTGCTTTATAGCAGATATTCTTTGTTGATTTGAAGTAACATCTGTTTCTACTACATATGCTCTAATTGCTTGGTTTCCTATTGCGTTGATAGATGATTGGTTAAGTTGGGTTAATTGTGCAGTAGGTGAAGTAGGTTGCATAGGAGCAACTCCTAAAGATCCAACTCCTCCACCAAAACCTGCCGTACTTCCTGTTGTGAACTTACCGATTGTAGTTGCTGCTATTGTCGCAATACTTGCTCCTGCTCTAATCTTTGCACCAAGTATATACTTACCTTTAATTAATGCACCACCATCTGGTAATGCAGTCCAAAAAGGATTTGCTGCATACCCTGCTATCTCTCTTTGAGTATCAACTACTATTTTTGCAATGGCTAATGCTTTATCCACTACAAATATTGCATCTGCTATTGCTTTATTTTTACCTGCTAATCCTGCTAATAGTTGTAAACCTGCTGCAACTGCATTAAACTTTGCTTCTTGTAATTGTAGTTCTGCATTTAATAAATCCCTATTGAAATCCATTTGTTGGGTTTCCATATTCTTTAAATGTACAGATGCTTGATTTGCTATTGCAGTTTGTTGCTCTCCTGTTATAACATAACCTTCTTCAAACTTAGTTTTTTCTTTTTCTTTTTTTTGATTATCTATTTCTGCTTGAATATCTATTTCTTCTTGTGAATATTGTTTTAGTCTTTTTAATCTTTCCTTATGCTCTGCATCTTTCTTTTTTAGATTTTCTTGATATATCCTTTCTTCTTCATCTTTTTTCTTTTGGGCATCTTGTTTTATCCTTTCATTTACTTTGATCTGGAAATCTATTTCATTTAGTTCTAATTGATTATTTGCTTCTACGTTCTGCTCTGCAATTTCAGTTGCTGCTTTTCCATTTCTTTTTAATGTTTCTTCATAAGCCTCTTCTCTTAGTCTAATCTTTTCTCTGATTCCTTCTTGCTCAATATCAAACAATTCTTTTTCAGATGCTCCTCTTAGTTTTGCTCTCGCTAACTTTAGTTTAGTTTCTGAATCTATAACTTTTTGGTTATCTGCTAATCCTTGTGCAGTTCCTTCTGCTATCTGCTCATTAAGTTCTTTCTGTTTCTTGGTTGCTTCTTCAGATGCATTAGCAAAAGTTAGCATCTTTTCAATAACAAAACCTAATGCTACTATCAATATTCCGATTCCTGTACTTGCTATAGCAACTTTTAATGCTTTAAATGAAAATGCAGTTGTATCTACTGCCAATCCAAATGTCCTTGTTACAATAGTTGCTACTCTGGTAGTTGCATTATCTAATACCTTGAATGCAGTTGTTGATTTTATAACTGCTCCTAAGTTCTTAAAACTATCTACTGCTTCACCTACTGATTGCAAACCTTGAGATAATGCCATTGCAGATTGAACCTTTAACAATGTTTTCTCAACTTGTTCTGATTCTACACCAAATAATGCAATAGCACCTTGTACTGCACTAAATCCACCTGCTACACCAGACAAAGATGCAGTTAGTGCTTTAAATTTAGCATCTGGATTAAACGCATCTGTTAATGCTTTAGCATCTCCTATTCTATCTTTTAATTCACCTGCTCTTTTTGCTGCTTCTATTGCTTCTTTAGAAGTAGCACCAAATTTATCTGATAATGTTTGTACTTCAGTTTGTGCTTCCCTTAATTGTTTTTTAAGTGTTCCTAACTTTGCAGAACTATCACTATTATTTATGTTTATCTCTAAATTTAATTGCTCTGCCATTTAAAATGTTTTTTGGATTACTTTGAGTAATTCAACTTTTGAAGTTGTGTAATTAATTGGATTGTAATTTTCTACCTTGTTTAGCCTATATAATACTCCATCTATGTAGATAAGTTTACTAAAATCAAGATTCAAAATATCAACACTATTTAATAAGATGTAACAGGTTAACAACTTACTATTCTTGTCTGTAATCTCTGCCATATAATCTGAGTAGTAAGCATTAAATAGATTGGTAGTTGGATAAGTAGTAGCATCAAAGTAAATTTCTTTGGGTGCTCCAAAATTTATATCATTGGTTGGTGAATATGGATCATCTAAATGTCCTGCATATCCATAAGCAGTATAGGCAGCCAAATTAGTACCTCCATTTTTAATTGTCCATAACGTTTTACCTGTAATCTTTTTTGCTTGTAGAATCCTAATTACAGAATCCATTTTATCTTCTGTTGTGTTACCATTAGACTTTTTGTAGATGGCAGGATATATCTTATCTGTTCCTGTTGCTTGATACAATGGAGAAGAGGCAAAGATTACTTCTGTAACATCTGTATCTTTTACAAAATCAAATTCTGTATCATACAAGTTATCTGCATAGTTTTCATTAAACTTTTTTTTATAATTATCATTGTAGAAATCATTATCACTTTTATATTTAAACTGATAATACCTTGCATTAATTTCACTCATTGGTTTAATGCTCATAGGTTTATTTCTATCTATTTTATTTGTCCAATCTATTGTTGCACCATCATAGAAATCTACATAAGGTTTAATGATTAATTTCTTTTCATCAAATATAGAATCATAAACATATAGGTTAAACATTTTGCAAATAGACAAAAAGAAATCCTTCTGGAATATACCTTTAGGTATTATATCATTAATAACTATTGCATCTCCATATTCAACAGGAACTTCTGTCGGAGTTGTAGAAGTAATTGTTAATGCTCCACCAAATTGTTGTATCTGAATTACATTAGAAGATATCTCTAATTTAATATTATCACTTGTATTAAATGTAATGTTATTAACTGAAAGATTAATTCCAAATGGAATGTTAGTAGTTGGAACTGCAATAGTTGTTTGAGAAAGTATAGTTGCATTCTTTTTTAAGTAGAATGTTACAGAAGTAGGAACTGATGTTGTAGATTTTATCAACCCTGCATAATTGCAAGTAATATTTGTTATGATTGATGTTACAGGAGTATATGTAAACTGGTCATTGTTTACATTCGTACTGAATGAACCTAAAGTGGTAATTGTATATCTTGCATATTGGATACTTGTATATGTTGCAGCCGTAGCATCTGCATAGAATAATGTATTAGATAACCTTGTTAGTTGTAATTGATTATTAGGAATCACTAATCTGTTCATAATAGCAGAAGTTAACAAAGGAAAATCAAAAGTATATCCAGAAGAATCTATTATCTTCTCTAAGTATTGTCTAACAAATAGTGCAGGTTTAAATGTTTTAAAATCAAAATCAACCTTTAATGTACTTGCTCCTCCATAGTCTATCAATGGATAATATACTCCAGAACCTGCAATACTATCCCAACTATTTGCAATGGTTGTTTCATTGTATGTTTGATTTGCTATACCAAAATCTAAATTTTCTAACTTCTGATTACCTAATGCAGTAATAAATCCTCCTAATTCTCCAAACACATTAACTTGATATTCTATCTTTCCTCCTTCATTGACAATCTCAAGTAATCGTAATACTCCTTTAAAGATTTGTATCTTATCTAAAAATATCTTGCAGTTAGCAGATTTACTTGCATTAAAATTATAATTAACATTAGGAAGAGTATTATCTGTGAAGTTTGCATTACCCAAATCAAAAACAAAACCAAAGATCTGGTTGTTGTTTCCATTACCTGCAATCGTTATTGTCTTAGAGTAACTTGTATTCTTGCTCCCAAAATCATTTACATCATCTATTGCATAGGTGAAATCAGTTTCAATCTCATTAGTCAAATCAAGTCTATAATTCTCAACGTAAATTTCTGTTATCATCTGAATTGACCATTTATTTTTTTACCTATCTCAATATCAATTTCAAAGTTGAATAGTTTATCGCTTATCTCTAACTTGTAATTATAGTTATTGTTTACTATAGTAACAGGGAAATAAGCACCTTGTACTTCCATGTAGACAATAGGAGAAGAAACTAATTGTGCTAACCATTCGTAATCTTGTCCAGATACCCAATTACTTATAAGATGGTAAGTATTCTTATGCTGAATATTATAATTGATGTTACTTTCATTATACCTATTGTAAGAATCAACCTTTGAAATCTGACTGCCTGTTAACTGCCATTCATTTCTTCTAAAGTAACTTTTCTCATATTCACTATTGCGTTTATTCACCAATCCAAATTTCATCGTATCATAACCACCTAAACGATTGAGGAAGTGAAGATTATAACTCTCA